CGCCGTCGCGCATGACCGGACGTTGCCGGACGATTAGCGCTGTCTCGCCGGCTGGTGCCAGCTTGACCAAATAGTCAAGTAATTCCATGTTTCCGTCCCTTGTAAGATTACTCGTCGCGGTCGCCCACGACGAAAAAAGCCCACGCAATGGTCCCCACGACGCACGACGCAAGTATGTAGACAAGCATAACTGATACCATGTTTGGTTCCTAGCGCCCAAAGTGCGCGCTGGTAAAAGGCTGAGGGTTACCAGCGCGCTTAAAGAAGATGAGTTTGTGTGTGCTTGCAACCTTCTGGATACCGCAGGACCGCTGCGACGCCGGATACCGGCGGACTGCCGGGATTACTTACTGTGCGAGTGCCATTGTTTTTCTGCGTTGGCGCGCGCCTCTCGCGCGGCGTCTACCGAATTAAACAGCCCGATATGCTGCTGTTTGTAATTGACGAATATATACGCACGCCATTTCCCCCGCTTAGCCAGCCAAGAAACGCCCTTATATCCGCTAGTGTTATGTTTATGCAGACGCACATTCTGCATGTTTTGCGCCCGCGTCGCCTCGCGTAAATTTATAATCCGGTTGTCGTCTTTTATCTCGTTGATATGGTCAATATCGTTTTTTGGCCATTCACCGTATTGATACAGCCACGCTAAACGGTGAGCCATATAACGCCGCCCATCTACGGATATAACTATATACCCATGATTTTGCCGCGTACCCGCAAGCGATGATACTTTGTGGCAACCGTGTCGGCCCACCGCCTTGCGGCGGACAAACGCGCCTGTAGTCGCGTCATAGGCAAACAGTTCTTTAAGTCTATCTTGCGTAACCACAAACTACCCCTTCCCGTATCGAGCCATAATGGATGCTTCGGCACCTAAGGGAAGGTTAGCACACCACGACGGTGGCGTACACATAATCTTGACCAATATGTCTTTTGACTTTTCTGCGCTTTCGGATGGACACTCCAGCAAAATTTCGTCGTGGCAATGAAGCACAGTTTCCAGACCGGCCCGCTCCAACTCGCGTAAAGCATGGCGGAGGATGTCCGCAGCGGTGGCTTGCGTGATATTCTCGCATGCAAGGCCCTTCCAAAGCCTGGCTCTCGGCCACGCCTTGGCGTCTGCGGCGGGTTTCCATGACGCCTTCGCATACGTGACGCCTTCCTCTTCGATCCGTGCATAAGGATAACAAAGAACACGGCCCGACGGCAAGGCGTACCACAAGTGGAGCCCGTCGTAGTAATACGACACGCGGCCCGCTTTTATCTTGGTCTTCGGGTTCCGAATTGCTCGCGTGTACGCAATCTCCAGATCCTGCCAGTAGGGCACCGACCACGGATTGGCGCGGCGCCAAGCGTCCACCATCTTGCGGGCCTCGCTCTCAGGCAGGCTCAAACCGTAGACGCGGCCCATCGCTGCGAAGGCACCCACGCCGCCCGCAAAGCCGCAGGCCAGTTCCTGTACCTTGCCGACCTGGCGCTGGTCCTTGGTGACGTCCTCGACGCGGCACCTGAAGGTGGCGGCCGCGTTGACCTTGTAGACGTCGGACCCGTTGCGGAACAGTTCCAGCTTGTCCTCGCCAGCCTCGCCGCTGCACCACGGGGTGACGCGGGCCTCGATGGATGACCAATCGGCCACCACAAACGACTTGCCGGGTGCCGGGATCAGCGCGGGCCGCAGCATGCCCTTCAGGACGTCGGTGACGCGGCGGCCATACTGCGGCACGACGTCGTGCCCGCGCACCAACGCCTGGCGGACTAGTTCAGGTTCGTCGGCACATCGTCTTGGGAAATTGTGGACCTGAAGACCATAGCTTGACGCTCGGCCTGTAGCTGAGCCACCACAGAATACAAACGCACCCCGGACGCGACCGTCTTGATCATCGCTAAGCGCTGCGGCACGGCTAAACTTCGCCACGGACGATGCCCAGAGATCGTCCGCGCACTGCACCACTTCCGCGACTTCCGCAGGGACTTCATCAGGGTTCTCCATCGCCAGCAAGTTAGCGCGCACGGTCTTGTCGATGCTGACCTTAAACTGTTTACTTTCTAGGTAAAATAGTTTTGCCGTATAGATGTCGTCGCCAAGTAAACTTTTGCGAACGAGATGTTCTTTCTGCTCTTGTTTTTTGATCGCTTCTTTTATCTTTGCGTCTTCAACCAACATCAGCTTGCGGGCTTCAGGCCCGACGCGTTCCCAGACCCACTCCCGCATCCGGGGGCTGCGCACCGACGTCAGCGCGCCGCCGGTCACATCCTGCACCACCTGCTGGATGTCGTCCAGTTCCTGTGCGGCGTAGCGCACGGCGGCCTTGGCGAGTGGCACGTCCAGGCGCACGCCTCGGTCGTTGATGCGCTCGTTGATGTGGTAGTCGGACAGTTCCTCGTCGGACAGTTGGCGCAGCGTCTCGGAGATAACGCGCATGGCGCGGACGTCCTGCTCGCAGTAGGCCACCATCTCGGCCATCAGCGTGGGGTCGTCGCGGAAGGTGCCGTCGCCCTGCGGGATCGACAGCAGGCGGATCAACTGCGCGCCCCGGTGGTCCTTGCGCATGCCAGCACCCGCGAAGCGGCCGACGTCCTCAAGGCTGCCCGGCGCGCAGTTGGCGCGGGCCTGTGTTGCGGTGCAGTAGAACTGCTCCAGCGCAGGTTCCGGCACACCGAAGTCGGGACAGATGACGTACCAGAAAAGTAACCTCTCGAACGCCGCGTTGTGGGCGCGGATCTGCCCCCGGTGCAGCGCGACGCGCGTCGGGAACGGCTCGCTTGGCCGCCACGTCTGCACATCTTCGTCGTCGAAGGCGTAGGACATGCACAACACCTCCGTGCTGGGGTCTTGCGCGTAGTTGTAGACGCCGCGTCCCGGCAGGTCGCAGCGGCTGCGGGTTTCTAGGTCAATATATAATATCATGATGATAGGTGCGGGGCCGCCCAACCAGGGAGGAAATAGCGGCCCCGCGCGCCCGCTTACGCAGTACGACGACGACGGACGGTGGCTTCCGGCGTCGGTTCAGCGGCGGGCGCATCCGTCTTGCCTTCCAGATCAATCCAGTTGCTGATCTCGAAGACGGGCGTGAAGATGCGACCGTAGGACTTGTGCATGTAGTGTTCCTTCTTCAGGCGCACCACCGGCACAGGCTTGGTCTGGTCCTTCTCGACCTGCGCGGCAATCTCAAGAGCCAGCTTCTGAACGGCGCGCTTGCCGCCCACGGAGGTGACGTTGTAGCGCGCCTCCATGCCCTTGTCGTCGCCGTTCATGCACTTGAGGCTCATGCCGACCTGCATCTCCCAGCCGCGCTTGGCGCCCGGCGGAGGGTTATCCATTTCGGGAAGCGGGTCCGACACCGGCACCATCTTCTCGCCCAGCACCTCGCCCTCGCCCCAGGCAATAAAGCCGTGGACAAAGGAGAACGGGTTGATGGCCCAAGTGCTGTCATCGTCGATTTCGGTCTGGTCGGCACCGAACACCCAATGGCCGGTCTTGTCCATCTTGAGGATGACCATGCCGGCAGCGCCGACCTCGCTTTCGAGGCTGCGCAGGGCAGTGGTCAGGGACTGGACGGAGGGGAGGTTGCCGTTGCCGAAAGATACTACGTCGTTCATTGTATTCTCCTATAGTTTACCAAGAGCAGCAGACAGTTGTTTGCCGATCTGCAACACGGCGGGTCGCGGATCATCCGCGCTTGCCAGCGTGCTACCTGTTGAGACGGACACGATCAGGTCAGACGGCATCGGGACATTGTGCTTCTTCAGCACCTTCTCCATCTGCGCGGGCGACTTCGGCTCCGTCAATTGTTCGATATTAAGCCCTGCTTCGGTCAGGGTCGTCAAGACTTTTTTGTCGTCTGCCCACTTGCGAGTGGCGCGCTTGGGCACCAGCTTCCAGCCGGGCACGTCAACGCCTGCCTCCAGCAGTTGCTGCGCCATGTCGCGGGCGTCCTTGATGTAGCCCTCCAGCAGGTCGATCTGCCCCAGCGCCTCGGCCAAGCGGTCCACGTTGACCGTCTTCAGGGCCGTGCGGGTGGCGCGGGCGACTGCACCGCTGACCACCGGGCAGATCGTCTTGGCCGTACACCAGCGGCAGTGGTCGCCGGCTGCCAGTGGCGCGTCGGGCTGCTCGGCCGCACGTACCGCCAGCATCAGGTCGGCCTCGAACTGCTTGACGCGGGCGGGCGTCGTCACCCAGCGCTTCACGTAGGGCGGCTGCACGATGATGATCTCGATGTCCTCGACGTCCTTGAAGGCCCATGCGGTCTTCTCGGTACGGAGTGCTGCGGCGACGTAGAACAGGCCCTGCGGGTTCTCTTCCGCATCCACCGCGACGCCGTCACCGAACTTCCAGTCCAGCAGGATGCCGCGCTTGCCCATCCGACCCACGACGTCGGCGGACCCGAACACGCCCGGCAGAGCGGCGCCAAAGCCCACGACCTGCTCGACGGCGTACTCCATCATCTTGTCGGGGTCGATCTCGTCAAGGGCGGCCAGTGCCGGAAGCAGCTTGCGCTCCATCAGGTCGTCGGTCAGTTCGATGCCGTTGTAGGTGACGCCCAAGAACTCCTGCGGATCCTTGCCCGTCTCCAGGATGGTGGCAATGGTGTTGTGCAGGAGCGTGCCGGTGTCGGCGTGGACCGACGACGGCTGCGGGGGCATGGTGCGGACGAGTGCGACGCTGCCGGGGCAGGCCAAGACGCGCTTGGCGGTCGAACCGCCGACGACATTTGAGTGAGCAGCCATAGTGTACCTTTCTGTGTTGATGGCCCGACGCTACAGAATGTTTGTTGACCTGTCAATGATTGTTTGATACATAATGAGCATGGAACGCGAGATCGAACAGTACTTTGTGTGGACCGTCCAGCGCATGGGCGGCGTCACCTACAAGTTCCGCGCGCTGAACTGCAAGGGTGTCAGCGACCGCATCGCCTGCCTGCCCGGCGGGGCGACGTGGTTCGTCGAACTGAAAGCACCCAACGGGCGGCTGTCGCCGCTGCAACGCAAGTTTGCGGAGGACATGCGGGCACGCAACCAGAACTACACTACACTATGGTCAAAAACGGAGGTGGATGAATGGCAGCGTACTATAACGAGTTCGACCCTTATGCAGCCCAATGGCTGCGAAACCTGATCAAGAGCGGTTTGATAGCGGACGGTGATGTAGATGACAGATCAATTCGGGACGTGGCTGCGGGCGACCTCAAGGGCTACACCCAATGCCACTTCTTCGCCGGTATCGGCGTCTGGTCCCATGCCCTCCGCCTTGCCGGATGGGATGACGCCAGGCCCGTCTGGACCGGAAGCTGTCCCTGCCAGCCTTTCAGCGCCGCCGGTCAAGGCAAGGGCGTCGAAGACGAGCGCCACCTCTGGCCTGAGTTCCATCGGCTCATCGCAGAGTGCCGCCCTCCAATCGTCTTTGGAGAGCAGGTTGCAAGCAAGGACGGCCTCGGCTGGCTCGACGCTGTATGCGCTGACATGGAAGCATCGGGCTACGCCATTGGGGCGGCAGATCTGTGCGCTGCGGGCATCGGCGCCCCGCACATCCGCCAGCGTCTCTGGTTTGTCGGAGAGCGGCTGGGCAACGCCGACAGTCCACGACACGAAGGGCACGGACTACAACCGTTACACGGAAGCGGGGAAGGGCGAGAACAGGTCGGGAGCGTTACAGGATCAGGGACAACTGGCGGGCTGGCCAACGCCCGCGATGACGGACCACAAGGGTGGTTACGTGGGGGGGGCGCATGAGGGACGGCAAACTCTCGACGGATCGGCTGGACGTGACGGCGCAGATCACGGGCTGGAACACGCCAGCAGCGTCGGACGGGAACGGGGGCAAGCGCCCGCACCCGGACACGACGATGACAGGCCAACACCCGGAGGGGCGGAAGGTGAACATGGGGTTGGCCTCACAAGTTCACATCGGTTTCCTCAAGACGGAGCCCGCCCGACTAACGGCCACTGGCGAGATGCTGACTGGCTCTTCTGCCGGGATGGAAAGTGGCGGCCAGTTGAACCCGGCACATTCCCGCTGGCTCATGGGGCTTCCGCCAGAGTGGGACGCCTGCGCGCCTACGGCAATGCCATCGTCCCGCAAGCAGCGGCAGAAGTGATCGGGGCCTACCTTGCAACTTAGACCCTACCAAAACGAGGCGGTCACGTTCCTGTACGAGCGTGACCGCGCCATGATCCTGGCCCCTGTGGGCGCGGGCAAGACCGCCATCACGCTGCGGGCGATGGCCGAGATGAAGCGCGACGGTCACGCCAGGCGCTGGCTGGTGGTGGCGCCCAAACGCGTGTGTACGGACGTGTGGCCCGTCGAGGTGGCGAAGTGGGCGCCGTCGCTGTCTTATTCCGTTGCCGTCGGCACCTCCACCCAACGCAAGGCAGCGCTCTCGTCTAGCAGTGACATCGTCATTGTCAACTACGACAACCTCGACAAACTGCCGGCTGACCTGCCGTTCCAAGGCGTGGTGTTCGACGAACTGACCCGGCTCAAAAACCCGTCGGGCAAGCGCTTCAAGGCGTTCTACAAGGTGCTGGACCGCTTCCCCGTCCGCTGGGGCCTGACCGGGTCGTTCACTTCGAACGGCCTTGAGGACGTCTTCGGCCAGTGCAAGGTGGTGGACGAGACGCTGCTGGGCCGCGCCAAGGGCGCGTTCCTCCAGCAGTACTTCGTCTGCATCAACCGCGAGTTTGGCGATTGGCAGCCGCGACGCGGTGCCCTCGAACAGGTCATGGCCCGCATCCGCCCGGCGACATTCGTGCTGGAACCTGGCGTTTACAAGGACAAGCTGCCGCCCTGCCATGTCGTCGAAATGCGCTGCGACATGCCCGACCGTGAGCCATACGAGAAGATGAAACGCGACTTTGTAACAACGCTGAAAGGTACGGAAATCACCGCCCTGTCAGCCGCTGCCGTGACGAGCAAGCTGCAACAGATGGCGGGCGGCTGGGTCTACGACAGCAGCACGGTCGCGTCCGACCAGCCGGGCAAGTTCACGGTGTCCAAAACGCCGGTCTGGTTCTCCAGCCACCGCTTCGACATGCTGGACGAAATTCTGGAAGGCAACCAGCAGGACAACACACTGATCGTCTACAACTTCGTCGAGGAACTGGCGCAGTTGAAAACCCGCTACCCGCACCTGTGGACGCTGGACGACGGTGCCGACGTGGTCGAGCGCTGGAACAAGGGGCAGATCCGGCTGCTGGCCGTCCACCCCAAGTCCGCCGGCCACGGGCTGAACCTTCAGTACGGCGGCAACAAGATGGTGTTCCTGTCGCTGCCGTGGTCGCTGGAACTGTACGAGCAGACGGTCGGCCGCATCCATCGCGGGGGCCAAGAGAAAGACGTGTGGGTCTACGTGATGCTGACCAACAAGACGATAGACGAGCGCATCTGGGCCGCCCTGGCGGACAAGCGCGCGATTTCCGACATAGCTTTAGAGGAGTTAAAGGGGTGAACTGGTTTACGTTGAATGCCGTGCTGCCCAAGCGCAATGAACAACAGGTGCTGGCGATGCTGGACGAAGAGGTCAAGGTCCACAAGCGGCCCACCTTCGTCGTCCGCATCCACCAGCGCTACACCATGCTGCGGGCGCAGCGGGAACGTCAGGAACTGTTGGAGAAGGTGAAGGCATGACGCAGTTCTTCCTGATGCTGTTTGCTGCGATGGCTGGAACGGTCGCAGGTATTGTCGCCGTCATCTGGTGGTTGTGGTGAACCGCGCCGCGCTGATCGAGGCCGCCATCCAGCACGTCAAGGACGTGGGGCCAAACTCTTACGAGGAGTGGGTCGGGCTGATCATCGACATCGCTTGCGGAGCGGGTCCCACTCGCCACCCCGGCGAACGCAGTCCTGATACGCCTTCTCTTCTTCCGCTGTCATGCGTTTGGCCAGATGAGGAAGAAGGCTCTTGAACACGGCGGCGCCCAGACCGACCCAGAAGGTCGGCCGTTGCGCCACCAGATAGCCGCCAGCGCCGACGCCGACCAGCAGCGCGGCGATAGCGGCAATCTCCAGCCAGGTCATG